ATGAAGGTCAAGCATAGCGGTACAGTTGAGCGCAACATCTATGTCGAAGGTCGCAGTGGCTCGCTGCGGTTCACCGTCGAAGTCTCTCCCTTTCCTAAAGACCATCTCACCGTCGACCTCGACCAGTACGATAAAGGTCTCAATTGGGCTCGCCGTCGCCGCGTCGAGCTGCTCGAGCAAAAGTCTAGCCGGAAGCCAGAGCAACCGCCCTCGGGACCAGTAATCGAGCCCGGTTGGCATCCCTCTAGCATCTGCATTAGCGACGTGCTCGAGAACTACCGCATCCGGGAGCTACCGAAGCTTGCTGGCGCTGCATCCGATAAATCAAGGCTCAAGCGTCTGGAAGAATGGTTCGGCTGCTATACGCTCGGCCAGCTCAGCTATGACGTCCTCGAGACCTGGAAAGACGAGCGCCAAGCCGGCAAGCTTGGGTCAGGCCGTGTCTCAGACCCGACGCTGACGAAGCAGCAACGGTACAAGCTAAGGCGTGCCGGCCAGCCTCTGCCACCTACTGTCATCAAACCGGTTGCATCGCAAACAGTTCGACATGAGCTCGTACTGTTTCGCCGCGCGTTGACGGCGTATTTCCGCGCTCACAGCCTTATGCATCTCCACGGCGCGTGGCTGGCCTCCCAGCACATCATGGATATGCCCCTGCCTGAGAAATCAGACGCACGGGAAGTCCGCGTCGACGATGACGGCCTTGCAGCCTTGGTGCGCGAACTAGATGACCCGCAGCTGCAAGCGTTCGTGCGTCTGGCTGTCATGACTACGCTTCGGCGAAGCGAGGTTTGTTCGCTGCGCTGGGAGGATGTTGATTTCGACAAGAAAATCATGGGACTGCGGGCGCCTGGTCATCGCAAGAAGACGAAGACGCATGGGCGTCAAATCCCACTTTTGCCCCCAGCTATCGCGATTCTGCGCAAGCTTGGGCCGAAAGAGAGTGGAAAAATCTTCCAAATCACGCCAAGCGGTATCAGCCAAGCCCTGCGTAGGTGCGCTGACCGCGCCGGCCTGACCGACCTTCGCTTGCACGACCTACGCCGCGAGGGCATCTCTCGCTTAGTCGAACTGCTCCAGGTGCCTCTGGCAACTGTTACAGTGTTTTCTGGCCACAGTGACCAAGCTGTCCTCCAAAAACATTACTTGAAGCAGCGTTCGACCATCATTGCTGAACAGCTCACGGCCCATCCTGGAGCGGCTACCATGATTGCAAGTGCATGAATCCCATCCTCTACTTGGACTACGACGGCGTGCTGCACCCGGCCGACGTTCGCGTCACGAAAGCCGAACCGCTGCGGCCGCGGGTCTACATCGGTGGCCGGCCGAGCGACCACCCGCTTTTCGAGCACGCGCTCCTGCTCGAGCTGTTGCTTTTGCCGTTTCCAGATGTGCGAATCGTGTTGTCAACGGCTTGGGTGCGAACCCTGGGCTACGAGTTCACGCTGCAGCAGCTGCCACCAGGGCTGCGGGCCAGGGTCGTTGGCACAATCTGGCACACCGAACGGCTGGAGCATCCACCGCCCTCACGGCATGACGCAATCACCGACGACGCTGCCGAACGTGGCGCCGACCGCTGGCTCGCGCTCGATGACGACCGCGAGGACTGGCACGAGGCCCGGCGGCACCTCGTCGTAGCCCCCACGAACGCCTGGCAAGGACTTGCACAACCGGGGGTAGCCGAGGAGCTGACTGAGGCGCTCGAGCTGCTCTGTTCAGACCGGTCGCTCGAATCGCGCCTGCCGGCTGCGAGCGATTCCCCCTCAACGATGGACCAGGTATTCGGCAAGATTAGGAAGAAATAAAACTCGGGTTCTACACCGGTTTTAGGTGTGCGGAGCCCGAGGATATGAGGTACATGACGAAGAGTGAGCTGGCGGACATGCTGCGAGTGTCTGTTCGAACAATTACAGCCTATATGGGCAAAGGCCTGTTGCCGCAACCCGTGCAGCTGGGCCGCAAGCTGCTGTGGGATGAAGCCGTAGTCCATAAATTCATTCAGCCGAAACCAGCATTTGCAAAGCTCGTAATACCCGCAAAGCAGGGCCGCGGCCGCCCACGCAAAGCACTGAACTAACTACTCTCGAGAGGACATATGAACGTACGAAACTGCATTCTCGGTACCACCAATGCCAACGCTCTCAGCTGGGGCATTGGCTGTGAAGGTCCTTACTACGTCATCGCCCCTGACGGCTATAAGACCTCATGTTCGACCCTCGAAAACGCTGCGGCGTTCATTGTCGCGATGGGCTGGCAGCACGAGCAGCCGGTCGACGTTCGCGACCGGCTCACGGACTATGAATTGCACATGCTCGAGCTGTGCAAATCTGACTATCACCGGCAGTGCATCGCAGAGATGAACTGCCACTAAGCCTGCTGCTATACCTGCCAGGTTGGCATCCGCCCCGCGCTAGCGGGGCTTCCTTCTACAAGGCGCGCATGCCCGCGCGCGAGAATGTTCGTTGCGGCGTTGACGTCTCTTTCATGGCGCATTCCGCAGTCTGGACAGACCCACTCTCTTATTCCGAGTCCTGCCAGGCCTTGCGGACCACTACAGCTTCCGCAGCCTGAGCATGCTCGGGTTGTGTATTTTTCGTCTACTACTTCGAACCGCGCGCCGGCGAAATCGCACTTGTACTGCAACATGGTTCGTAATGCACTCCAGCCAGCATTGCTCACAGCCTTTGCCAACCGGGTTTTCTGCAGCTTCGAGGCATCTACATCGCCCACATAAATCTCACCGTACCTTCGCACTAAGTCTGAACTGATTTTGTGCAGGTAGTCCCGCCGCTGGTTCGACGCCTTCGCGTTGAGCGCTCGAGTGCGGTCCTTCTTCCGTGCCCGCTGCGCCACGGCCAACTTTGGCTCAATCGCTTGGTAGAACCGCCTGATTTCAATGCTCTCACCATTCGACAGCACCGCCAAATCTTTCAGCCCAAGGTCGATGCCGATTGCCTCGCGAGCTTCCATAGCTTTGCTAGCAACATAGGGCAGTCTGACGCAAAGATTGGCGTACCACCGGCCGCGTGCGTCCTCCGAGACATTCCCGCCGTGGATGTCGTAGTTCGACAGGCCATAGCTGTCCCACACGCCAACAGGGCCTTCCACGCCGGCCAGGAAAAGCTTGCCCGCCCGAACGCGCACTCCCTTCGTTTTGTAGGGAATCCAGCCCAGACTGCGGCGCCGGCCAGCGGATACGCGCCAACGCAGTTTGGTCTTCTTCGCGTGGTAGCGCCGGCGAATGTACTCTTCGTAGACACCTTGGATGCTGTGGCTGTGCAGCTTCATGCCGGCTTTCCCGGCGCCGCGGACGTACGGCTGCACATCGAATGCAGTCATGAACCGCCGCTCTCGCTCGAGCACTCGAAGGGCTAACTCCTGGGTGTAGTTCCATACCAGGTTCACTTCCTCAGACAGCTCACGCAGCTGTTTAGCGTGGCGGTCTTTGATGCGAACGCGGAGAACTCGAGTCGTGTATTCCAAGATTGCCTGTTCGATAACTGCTGAGTTGTTATTGTAAACACAACGCGGTTCCTGGCGTCAATGCCTCCATGCAAAATGTATAAAAAATCGGCCCCGAAGGACCGATTTGCTTAGAAGCCTACTGCAAACCAATACGCGGGGCGCTCCAAGCCATACGCTCGAATGGTGAAACTCGCTGTCGTGAGATTGGTAGCCTTTACGTTCTCTTGCGAGCCGGTCGCAGAGCTTCCGCCAACAGCTTGAACGTTGAGGCAGGCGTGCGGGAATTGAATGGGAAACGGCACCACCGCAACATCGGTATTTCCGGTGTAAAAGCCCCATTGCATGATGAGCCCGCTTGGCAGCTTCTGATAGCCGTTCACGGCCAGCGAAGCATCGAATCCGGTCGCCAGTGCATTGTCGACGGCAGTCGTGACATCGGCGCCGGTCGCCATGCCGGCCGTGGCATCGGCTACTGCATCGTGCACGAATTTTGTGTTCGCTGCTTTCGTGCTTGCGTCGCCGCTGGCCACGTTCGGAACTGTCGGAGTGCCGGTGAAATGAGGGCTCTCGAGAGGTGCCAGCCCTGCTGCACGCTGGATGGCCGGCGCACCAGGAGCGACGCGAATGGCACCCGACAGCACCGCAATGTCACCAAAACTCACGGTTACGACAGCTACTGGCACGGCACCGGCGGTCGGGGCTGGTGGAGTCTGCGAACCAGCAGGAGCCGGAGCGCCGGCGACAGCCTGCACGACTGCGATGCACTTGCGCGAGGTCGGCTGAGCAGCGCCGCTGTTGCCTGGGCCAGCGAAGGCCTGAGACGGGTTGGACGCGTTGTAGTACGGGAGTACCGCACCATCGACGTCGACTTCTGTCAGCGCCACTTGAATGAGGTAGTCGACTGCATAGCCAGACGTTGTCGGAGCAGCCACGGCCAGCGTCACAGCAGTCGCCAGCGCGCCTTGCTTCATGACTTGGGTCGGGTCAGCCGGCAGGCTGCTGTAGGCACTCGCATCAGCAGACGTGCGCGCGTAGATGGTGCCAGGGCTGACAACGACAGCCAGGCTGGGCACCGGTGTCGGCGAGACGGCCAGTCCGGAGAACTGGGTCTCAGTGCCGATGATGCTCTCAGCCAGCCGACCAACAGCCATCATCATATTTTTGTTGGTTTTGAGGAGGTCGGTTTCGAGCGGGATAGCGCCCGGGAAGACTTGAATACGGTCCATTATTGTTCTCGCGTGTTAGTACCAAATAAGGGCTTTGCCCCGGGCACCGGCTTGGCCGGAAGTTGACGAGCTAGAGGAACCCCAGCCACCGCCGCCAGGGAATCCTGCAGTCGTGCTGAATTGGGTACCGCCGAAGCCTCCATTTGGAGCGGAGCCGCCTTTTTCGTATAGCGCTGCACCCGGCATACGCTCACCCAGGATGCTCTCGACCAGAGTGCCACCGCTTACAGCGAACGGGTCTTGGCCAATAGAGTTCTGTACCAGGCCATAGCCGCCCCCGAGCTTCGCCACGGAAGTACGGCCACCCGGTGCACCCGTAGTGCTGTCCGGACCCGGGTACTGCACGCCGAGACCGCCAGCTCCGATGAGGACAACAATGGTGTCGCCAGGCGTGACATTCAGGAGCGCTTTGCCGTACGAGCCACCATCGCCGCCTTTCGATGCACTGTTGCCTTGCTTGGCGCCCCCCTGGCCGCCACCCCAGGCCTCGACCATAATTTTGTAGACACCAGCAGGTACGACCCAGTTTGTGGAGCCAGCAGCTTCGAACGAAACGACATTCGTGAAGCCGCCAGCGGGGCCAACAGCGCCAGGCGGACCTGCAAGCGATGTGCCTGCCGCCCAAGAGCCTGCTGCCTTTGGGCCATAGAGCATGCCGGCCGCGGGGTCGATGTACAGGTCGCCGTTGTCGCCAAGGGTGTCAGCCGGTGCTCCTGAGCCGGTGTAAAGCTGGGCGCCAGCATTGATAGCAGCGATAGCATCAGCGAGGAAGCCCAGGCGGGCTGCAATCGCGGTCGCTTGAGCGTTCATAGGCCCGCCCGGGCCGCCTAACGCCTGGCAGGTCGTGCTCAGCCGCGGGATGTCGACCCAGGCCGGGTCGGATGTGATAGTGCCGTCGAAATTGGACATTTAGCGAACTCCTTTCAGAGTGTAGTTACCGTCCAGGCGCCAGGTTCCGTCGAGCAGCAGTGGCTCCGGAGCTGCTGGCGGCGGTTCGTCCGAAGGAGGCATTACCTGGCCAGCAAACTGCACCCATACGATTGTGCCTGCGGGTTTTGATACGTCGATGGCCCGGAAAATATCTGCGTCCGTAATCTGGCTCAATGCAGTCGCTGCCGGCGCGTACTCAAGCTGCGAAGGTGCGGCATAGCCACCCACCGGAACGCCGTAGCCAGCCACGAACGGGACGCCGGTGCCCGCAGGCCGATACACCGTCACGAACGTCTGCCAGGGCGTTGAAATCGAGCCGTAGGCGCCTGCCAGGCCATAGCCGCAGATGCCGACGCCGTAGGCACCGGTATCGAGGGGGCGGGTAGGCTCGCAGATGACCGGCTCACGACCAGTAAGCGCTTTGATAACGCCAGCCAGGGAGCGACGCGTCGCTTTTTCCAGAAACAGGCTAGCCAGTATTTCAGCGCGGAAGGACGCGTCTGTTTGGCTAGCTTTGCGAGCAAGGGACTGGCCGAACAGGTCCGCGGCAATGAGGTCGAGCCAGCCGTCCGTAGCGGTCAAAATTCGCGTCTGGAGCTTGGCGTAGTCGTACAGCCCTTTAACGTACTCCAGGCCGGACGCAATGCCGGCAATGAGGGCATCCAGAATGGGCGTGTTGTCCGTGAACCAGGCATGGACCGGCAACAAGCGCTTGATGCGTTCGAACATCGTAGCCATTTATGCCACGCTCACGGAATTGGCCTTGATGACTTGTTCGGGCGTAGCCTCCAGGTCGGTCATCAGGCCGTTGATAGTTATACCGGTAACGTTGGCAATGCCCTCGGTGGCGTCATAAGCCACCTGGGCGATGCGGGAGACGTTCAGGCTCGCACCGAGCGGCAGTGAGTTCACGTAGTCGGAGACGGCTTGCTGCACGATGCCAACTAGCGTCGTGTGGTCATATCCTGGTTGCGTCGTAATCGACAGTCCAACGTCGGCCATTTCGATATCCGGACGGAACACGGCGAACGACACTGTCACGGCGCGTACCGCGTCGATGGCGTTGTAGACGCCGGCCAGGAGCGTATCCGAAGGCGAGCCGCTGCCGTCGTCGACAACCACGAAGAAAAATCCCAAGTGCTCCGAACCGTCTGGATTCTGGTTTTCGGTCAAGGTGTACGTCAGGCCCTCGCGATAGCTCGAGATTGCGTAGCCAATGGCACCCTTCGTGGCTTTCGACAACGACTGAAGATAATCCTTGAAGCGGGCGCGGAATGCCTCGTCCGACTCGGCGTCAGAGCCGTTCGTCAGGCCCATCGGGTTCGTAACAGTGTCGATGCCTGGCAGGGATTGGCCGATGACGGAGATAGCGCCAGCGATGGCATTGCCGAGGCTCCCTGCAGTGCTAGCTTGGATTGCAACTACGGCGGAGGTGAGGCCCACCGGCAGCACGTACGCGTTGCGCGCCGGGACGTAGTGCGAGAGAGCCGTATCGGCCACAACAGCGTAACGTTGCGTGCCGTCGGCGGTTTGAATCAGCGTGCCGACCGGGACCACGGCTTCGGCAGTCGCGGTGTAGCGCGAAAAGGAAACCTGACCGGTAGCTTGAATCGCCGCCAAACGCGTTAGGCTGAAGTCCAACATCCAGCTGTCCAGGTCCGTGCCCGACGACGTCGATGCGCGGGTAGTGGAGAGCAGCTGCAGGATGAGGCTTTGCAGCCAGAGGACAGTTGCGGCACTGGCTTCGAACACAGCCCGGAGCACCGAACCGACGCTCATGTCGAGCGCCTGACGTGCGTAGCCCTGGGCCGCGGTAGCAGCCTCATTTACCAGCTGGGTGAATGGTTTCGTTTTCAGTGCCATTTGCGCTCAATTCGTGACGTTGAAGGACAGGGCGGCAAGCGCACCTGTGTTGGCGTCGGTGTATCGAATCGAAACACTGAGCCCTTCCGGTATAGCGACAACGGCAATCTGGGGCTCAGGCGTGCTAGATACGCTCTCCTCAAGCAGCATCTGCGAACGGATGACGGCTCGTACCTCGGCGATTTTGAGTGGACGGCCGATGAACTGCGGCAGCCCCGCGCCGTACTCTGGGTGGAAAACATAATCACCAGGATTCGTCATCAGCCGGCGCAGGATGCGCTGCTGGCTGCGTTCCAGGCTCGTCGAGAGCTCGACATCGCCCAGGTTCGACAGGGTGAGGTCGGCGCCGACCAAATGGGAGAGTTCGAACATTACAGAGTCTCCTGTGGCGTGTTGGACGTGAGCGTGTCAGTGCCGGCCTTGGCGTTAGGTACGCTGTGGTGGTGGCCGTCGTAGGTGTTGCGCAGGTCAGCCAGGGTGCCGTGGGCCGTGTTCAGGTCGGATACGTTGCCCGAGACGCGCAGGTCGCCGTTCAGCTGCGTGTTGGCGTTAATAGTCAGGCCTCCGGCGAAGGACATCGTGCCGGTGCCGTCCCCGTGCATCGTTACCGTGCTGCCCGATTTGTCCTGCACGAGCACCTGGCCATCAGTATCGAGCTTGATGTAGGCGCCAGATTTGTGCACCAGCCAAACTTCACCAGCAGGGACAGGAAGCGGCACGTCCTCATTGTTGTAGTACGCACCGACCGCCACGCCGGCCTCGATTTCGCCATCACTGAACAGGATGTGTACCAGGTCGCCAGGGTTGGGCGGGCAGTAGATGCCGAAGCCATTTCCGACCTGCTGCGACAGGAGCGGCAGCCAGCCTGTCTCGGTGCCCTCCGGCTGCAAGGTGACTTTCACGCTGTACGTGTTGGGGTTGTAAGACGTGACGATGCCTGGCGTGCTGGTCGCCTTTCGGTCAAGAGCGCGCTGGGCGCGCTCGTTCATAGCGTTGAGTAGCTGTCGCATTAGAGGTTCGGCGTGTTTTCCGGTGCGATGTTCTTTGCGCGCACATTCATCGTGTAGCCCGAATCCATGTTCATGTTCCAAACTATGGCGTCGGGGTAGTACACCTGGTCAAAGGCCGTTCCAGTGCCCTGCACTTTAATAGCCGTTTGAATGTCTAGCGAATGGTCTGCCGGACCGTCGAGAGTCAGCTTCATCTCGTGCTGAATGATTTCCAGGTACCGCTTTTTAGCGGCAGCTTCGACTTCTACGACGGATTTGTTTGGAGGAAGGCGCAACTTGTAGTTCTGCGTTGTGCCGCCAACGGCTGTAGCGCGGCCGGTGCCTACAGACCGAGCACCCGAAGGGTAGGCGGCAGTAACTGCCTTTTTGTGCTTAGTCTGGAAGCTAGATGCCGTGACCGTGACCCCTTTCGCAACGGTCAACGACCGCGAGAAGGACAGGTTCTTGCCGTTCAAACGGGGTATGCCGGCTTCCATCGACCAGTCGATGACATAAAGGTCCTGGGGCTGCTCCGCGAACGGGGACGGGGCGAAAATGAGTGTGCGACCCTTCATGAGGGCGATGAATCCCTCTTGGCTGGCTAGATAGGTCAGCACGTCCCATTCGCTGCGCTGGTCGGTCAAGCCAATGTGGTCCTGGTCGTAGTAAGTACCGACCTTGGTCTTGGTCGGCGTGATTTTCGCAACCAGGCCATATTTTTTCGCCAAAGCGGCAGCAACATCGCTGGCGGTCTGGTTGCGATAGACCTCCGTCGACGTCTTATTGTCGATAAGCTGCGCCGAGAGGTCGCGGCCTGTCAGCTCCAGCTCAGCCGTAGCCGGGTTGAACGAGATGTCGTCCACATGCCCCACGATGAGGCTGTACATCTCACTATCCTGCGGGTTTGCCGGGTCGACAGGGAACCCGGCCAGGATTTCGACCTCGAGCGTCTTCTGCTGGGAGAACCAGTTAGCCGATTGCGCCGCCGGCAGCGCACTGCTGGCGAACGTCACGTGAAACGTATCGGCAGAGAAGAAGCTATTGCTGTCCACCGACCATGCCGTCCAGGCGGGGACAAGGACCCCGCCAATTTTGACCATGCCGCGGGGCTGACGCAGTGCCGGTACAAGGGGAAGCGTGTTTTTGTTCATCAGTACTCCAGCACTCCGCTAGGTTTGGTTGGTGCCGGCGGCACGATGAGCGTGTTGATGCCAGTGAGCTGCGGGTCAGACAAGGCGTTTGCTTTTGCGAGTGCAGTCCAGGCCAAAGGGTCCCCGTATTCCTGGGCGGCCAGGGTGAACAGGTCTCCACCGGCTTGAGTGACCTTCTTGTCTGTTTTGTAGTTAGCCTGCGCATTCACGGCCATACGGCCGGCCACGCGGTCGAGCTGGAGCAGAATTGGATACTGCTGCGTTGCCGCTAGCTGAGTGCCGAGTCGCGAGACTTGTTGGCTCACCGGGTTATTGGGGAGAATGCCGCCAAGGGTCGTGACATTCGCTAGCGTGTTATTCGTAGCAGCCATCAGGGTCTGAACCTGGCTACGGAATGCCGCTAGCGGTTGGAGCACACTCGCCAGCTGAGACTGCGTTGCGGTCGCGAACGAAGACACTGCCTTGAGAGCAGACTGCAGGCTGCCAAAGGCGCCAGCCATGGTCGAGGTGGTAACCGGGCCGGCGTCAATTTCCTGTTGAGCTTGCAGAGCGGCTACCAGGTCAGCGGCAGCGATGGCGTCGTAGTCGATGAGGCTGTCGACTGAAACTTTCTCTACGAGAGTAGCCTGCGGCTGTGCTTCATCGGCCACTACCTCCAGCACGATGTTGTACGGGATTTGATAGCTGCGTTCGAAAGTCGCACGGAACTCGCGAATGACGACCTGATACCGAAGTTCAGACCAGGTCAGCGTGAGCTTTTTGCCCGCAACACGTTTGGCGTCGAGGTACCGAGCACGCGACAATGCTTCTGGGCCGCGAAACATGCCAGCCCACTGCAATGGTTCGGAAAACGCACCCATGGCGTCGACCACGCGCACGCCACCAACCAGGTCGTGCAAGACCAGGTTTTGGTGTCCGCCGAAATCAATGCGCTCGGGGATTTCAGTGTCGACAAACGTGAAGTCGTCGAGGGTGAGAATGACGGATTGGGTCATTTTGCAAATCCTCCGGCCGGCCGCGGCATGGATTGGTTGTAGTCAGGGTGCGAGGTACCGTGGTCTGGGCCACTGACCTGACGGCCCATGTGGTCGAGTACCACCGTCGCCATCTTTTTGCCGTCGACGTTGAGGTGGACCGTGGTGTTTCCCGGCTTCTTCATAGTTTCGAGACGAGCGCGGGCTTCCGGCGTCAGGTAATTCTTGGAGTCCTCACCTTTGTAATACTTGCTGGCGGCCCAGCTGCCGAGGTGGTTGCCAAGCCATTCGCCAGCGTTCCAACCCGCCCAGGCGCCACCGGCTGCCGCGGCCCCATACACGCCGAACCGGCCAGCTGCGGCAAGCCCCGCACCACCAGCACCGGCTGCAGCCAGCCCAGCGCCACCAGCCAGCAGGCGTACAAGGGAAATGAGAGCCATCACGTTCGTAGCGAAGCCCCCGGCCACCAGAACGCCACCAAGCACGATGAGCGAGTCGACCATGGCTTTGGCCCCCTCCGGATGTTTTTCAACCCAGGCGCTAAGGTGCTTGACCAGGCCAATCAGGCGCTCAGTACCCTGGATAGCCATTGGCAGAATTGTGGTGCCGAGCTCGCCCATCAATTTGTTCCACTTTGCGTGCAGCTCTAGCTCCTTGCCATAGGCCGAGTTCTTGGAAATCTCTGCCAGCTGGTCTACGTTAGCGGCTTTTTTCGCCCGCTCGATGTACTGCTTCGCGATAGGCGCTTCACGAGCAAAAGCGTCAGCCAGCCCTTTCGCTGTGCGCACGCCAAACAGTGATGCCAACGCCAAGTCGAGGTCCATGCCCTTTTTATGACCGTTCTTGAGCAGCTGTGGGATGACAACCTGGTTCACCCATTCGAAGGGGTTTTCCACGAATTGTTTTGAGCCCTGTACGCCCATAGCGTCAGCGGTGACGCTGCCGTTCTTCCCACGATGTATGGAGCCCGATTTGAGCAGGTGTTCTTTCTCCAGATTCTCGATGACACGCTTACTCATCGTGCCCTGTGCAATCTGGTTGAACATGGTCATGGAAGCGGTACCAGTACGGTTGCCGCCTAATTCCTGGATGTAGTGTCCGAGCCCGAAATAGAACATTTCGTCAGACATCATCTTGGTCGAGACACCACCGGTCTTCATTGCAGCTAGATAGTCGCTAGGCTTGACCGTGCCGCCGCTGGCAACGTAGGCCTGCGTCATCATATTGAGTGCGTGTTCGAACTTCTCTTCCGAGAACTTGCCAGTAGCCCGGTCAATGAGCGCCCCACGAAGTTCCGATGTCTTGATGACCGCGTGCAGTTGGCTCTCAAAGCCGCCGGCAGCTTCAGGGCCCATTTGAGACTCCATACCGAACTTCATTTTGGCTACAAACGGCAGCGTCTCCTTGGCATGCTCGTAGCTGCCGGTAATACCCGTCAGCTCACGCAAAAGCTTCATGTTGTCGACAGCCGACTGGCCCATCAGGTCCAAGCTCTTCGCTGTTTTCTCCGCGTCTTTTGCAACAGCGTCGCCCAGGCCCAGAGCAGCAAAGCGAGCTTGCTCCTGGTTAAACTTTTTCGCTTCTTCCAGGGGAGCTTTGAACATGTGCAAAATGCCCATGCCGGCGCTAGTCATCAGCGCGCCTTTGGCCAGCTGCAGGTGAATTGCCGCGATACGCTTTTGAAGCTTGTCCGCGTCCGCTCCAGCCTTGCTGAAATCGTGGCTCAATGCCATCAGCCCGTGAGTCACATGATTCACGAGCGAGATGGTTACGCCAATTTTGTAAGCTTCAAACATCGTACGGGCTCACGATAGGTTGTTGTAATTGGGAGCGACTACTCCTGGAGGCAGCAGGCCTTCGACGGCGGCCTGACCAAGAGTTTTCAAGATGAGTTGCTTATTTCGTATAGCAGCAGGCCCTAAAACAGGGCGAGGAGGAATCCTGGGCGTGCCGAGCTCCTGTGCCACCATCACGTCGGAGGGACTACCTACGGCCGCCTCTGTGCCGTGAACTTCATGAGATATCGAGTTCTTCAGCTGGCCCGTGCGCAGCAAAGGGTCATCAGGCGTAAAGCCCAGACGAAGGCGCTCTTCCTGCGTAGACTCCGCCAGGGGTGCCCACTCCGAGAAGGGCCCGACTGCCGGCTGGTACACGCCGAATTCGCTCTTTGCGGTTTTCTCGATGGCCTGAGCGACCTTTTTCAGTCCCTTCTCCGCGGCGTGCTGCTGCCTCGCCTGGAGTGACGCGATGTGCAGGGCAAAGGCGCCCAACGAGTTAAACTGGCTCATTGGGCGTCTCCGCTCTCAAACGACATAGTGTTCCAGTTGAATGCCTAGCCACCCTGTTCGGAAATGATGATGCACCACGCCGCACGCGTGATGTCGTCGAGTTGGAATGCCAGGTCGAGCGGTACATTGTGACGAACGAGCCAGAGGCATTCCCTGACCGGCACGTTCGTTACGAGTTTTTTAGCGCTTCCTTTTCGGCGTCCGAATCAGCCTTCTTGCCATAGTGCTCAGAAACACCGTCGACCACTGCGGCGATGCCTTCCTCATCCAGGCGCTGAATGAGGGCTTCTACTTGCAGCTTGGTGGTCGGAGGATTTACGACCGTGCCGTCAATGGCCGAGACGTACAGCAACGGGAAAACCATGCCCATATAGACCTGATTCTTCGCGGCCTCGCCCAGGGCCTCGACCAGGCGGAACTGCGCCAGCACGCCAGGTTTTTTCAGGGTGAGCGTGCGACCGGCTTCATCCTTGATTTCGACCGTGCTCTGGGCGTTAGCGACCAGCTGCTGGGTCGGAGTTGCGGTAATCGTTGCCTTAGCCATTTTGTTGCTCCATAAAGAAAGGGTGATGCCCTGTATAGGCACCACCCCTTCATGAACTGCGAATCTGGCTTAGCGCTTGATACGGCGGCTAGCCACCCAGCTCAAGGTCTGCTTGACGGTAGTGTCGCCTGCCCAGTTGCCCGCATCCGAAAGCGTGAAAATCACACCGGTGTACTGGTACTCCGAAATAGAGCCATCGGGGTTCTGAATGATTTCAGTAATCGAGCAGCCCGTTTCGTTCAGCCCCGCGAAGTAATTCGCCTCGACCTCGGCCATATAATCGTCAAGCGTGCTGTCCGCGCGCTCGACTTCCATCGTGCCCGACCATCCATCCGGGAATCGCTGGTTGAAGATGCGGCCGTCCAGCAATTTGACTTTGTTCGAGGTTGCGTCCTGCTTCGACGAAAACTTGGTGATGGTATGCAGGCCAATTTGGCCGCTGGCCGTCGTCACCGTCAGAGTAATGTCGCGGCCGACGGAAAAGTTGTTCATGGGCATCGCAGCCTCCTATTATTGGTTGGTGGTCGACTGACGTACGACCGTTGCCTGGCTACCCTCGAGATTCACGAGGAACTTCTCGACAATGCTCAGGTAGGTCACGCGCACATCGGCTTGCATGTAGCCCAAAGCTACGCGCGACATGGGGTTGTTCTTGTCATCGAGCTGCACGCTGAATGCTGGGCCGCCGTTGACGTTGCCAATCATCTCGGCTTCTTCCATGTTCGACAGGAACGAAGTGAGCGTGCCTTTAGCCTGGGCCCGGACAGTTGGCGTCTGCAATTTGCCCACGAACCGTCCCATACCCGCGTTCAGGGTGAACGCAATGAAATTGGTCATGCGGGTGTAGTTGTCGCCGTTCGTAATCGGATTCGAGCTGGTGTTGTGACCAATTCGCACGCCGAAGTAAGCACCGCCCGGAACCGGGTTGGTAATGACGTCGATACCTGCCTGTACGAGCTGCGATAGTTCTGCGGTGCTGTAGACCGATTCCTGCATGCTGCGCTGTGTGCCAACGATGCCGTACAGCTGCTTGTTCAGCGAAGACTGCTCCGGGGACAGGTTAGCCAGGCGGCCAAGCACGAAAGCCTGCGGCGAGACCAAGCGAGTCGCTTTGTTGACTGGGTCGTACCAGTAAATCCAGTCGCCGAACATCAGTTTTGCGGCATAGCTATCCAAGCCGGCGGTGGCCTTGGTAGCGACGGCAGCGTCTATAGTCTCGCCGGCCGGGCCGGTGGCGACCATGTAGACGCCTTCCGACAGGCCGAAGGCCGCCTGGGTCGTGAACGTGGTCGAATCGGTCACGTCGGCTAGCATTGCTACGGACACGCCGGAACCACGCAAAGCGTACATGCCGGTGCGCTGGCCGATGTCGGTGCCCACCAAGGCTGCCTGCGAAGCCGGTTGTCCGTCAGTGCCTCCGGAGAGAGTCACGGTGCCGACGCTAAACGCGTTTGGCTCGGCCGTTGCACCGATGGTCGCGACAACCAGGGCCGACGGGCCGCGCAGAGCGTTCACGCCCTGGTTAATAGCCGTTTCGATGGAGGACGCGAACTTGCCAGCGCCATCCGGAGCGATGTTGTCGAATGCTTCTGGCAGGTAGCCAGGCAAGCTTACGGTGAGTTTGATAGTGCCAGCAGCCGAACCTGCGCTTTGCGACACCTGCAGCTGGTTGCCCAAAGAGCCGGTGTGTTTGGCGGTGAACAGCAGCACGTCGCCACCAATGCTTGCGCTGGCAGCAGTGTCGGTACCATCCGTCACGCGCACGACGCGGAAGTTCGATGCACCCTGCGACGCAGCGACAGCCACGGCCGTGCCAGCATCGAACTTGCGGTTCATCAGCGGGCCGAACTTCTTGACGTAGTCAGCGGCATCGCTCACGGTCACCGGAGCGTTTTTCGGCCCCCAGGAGGCAGAGCCGACGATGCCGGCAATATTGGTAGGCAAGCCGTTCATCGGCTGGACCGACGGCTCCTGAATTTGTACGTACAGGTCGGGTACGTTCAGCGCGGTGAGGTTCAGCGCTCCGGCTTGGGATACGGGCATTATTGGGCTCCAGAATTAGTTGCTGCACCTGACGTATAGTCACCAGTGCGTACCTGGGCGATATATCCCGCGGCGAGGTCTTCGGTAGCGAAAACGCGGAGGGAGAGACCGTTCAAGTAGACGGTCCAACCGAACGTAGATTTTTTGATTTCGAACATCTAGCCTCCGTTAGGCGATGAGGCGTGCTTTGCGCACAAAAAGGGACTTCAGCGTCATGTAATCGAAGACCACTTCGCTGCTCGCCGACAGGGTGTGGAGAGTGCCGTTCACGCCGTCAAAGCGCATGCATTTCACGTCGTCATCAGTTCCATGCATGCCGAGCGACGTGAGCGGATGAACGCCTGCGGTTTGACGTACCGATACTGATGCGTAGCCGTTGGCGACGGCGGTGTTCACTTCGAAGAATCCTGCACGCGTGCAGAGAACGAACGGGCCATTGGGGATGTGCGTCGCACCGATAGGCAGGTATGGCGAAGTCAGGTTTCCAGCGGTGCCGCCAGGGATTGGCATGACGACTACGTTCTCGCCTTCGGCCAGGGTAGGGACACCTGCAACTGTGGAAATCGTCAGGGGTACGTAAAGCAGGACTGGGTCTCCACCGCGTTGAACGTAAATTCCGTTTGCATCGCTGGCAACCAGCACTCCGTGCGTGGCCGGCCCCGGGTCGAGGGTCTGCACGCCAGTGTTGGCGTCCACGAGCAGGTAGCCGATTTCGAAGAAGGACTGCACAAAATACGCACCAATGGTCGCTACTGCCTGCGGGACGGCCAGGAAGCCTGGATGCATGAGCTGCTGCGAAGCGGCGTTTGTGACGGTGCCATCGTCGTGAGCGATGCACGTGTTGAGGTACCAGTTGCCATCCGGCTGCTGGATTTTGTACGAGATAAATGCGCTGCTGTCGGACAGAATCTGAGCGCCCACCAGCACCACTTCCAGGGCGTCTACTGGCGTCGGAATAGTCAGACCAAAAGTGGCGTTGGTCTCAGAACGAACCGCGTTGACCTGGAGGTGGTCTTGGCCAGCGAACCAGGACGAATTTGCAAACCCGGTCTGACATGGAATTGGGTTAAACAGACCGGCTTGGGCATAGTCAGTGAGCGCGCAGCCGTAATTGTGCTGCGCCGAGACGCCCGGCAACCACTCGTAGCCTGTAGGCGGCTTACCGTTTGCATCCGGCAGCACGTCGATGAGTTGCGGCTGCAGGACTGCGCCACCGTTGTCGGCGATGTCAGCCAGGAGCTCGAGCAGCGTCCGCTGCGCCAGAACCGGCGGCGGCGTGGCAGGGGTACCAACTACGATGACATTGCGGGCTTCTTCTGTTGCCAAGATAGTCGCAATGAGTCCGGCATCGGTGATTCGGTCGCCGCGCTGGTAGCTTGCAAAGGGTTGAGTAACGACGAGCATCGGGGGTCTCTCAGTTCAATTTGACGTCCACGACCTCGATTGGCGAGGGGATGACGTCGACAGTAGGGGTGGTAATTTGTGTAGCGAACGAGCTCTTCGTTGTGGCGTACTCGACGCTGTAGAACTGGTCGCGGCGGTAAATAAACGCGTTCCCGCTTTGGTCGCTGCTGATGCTGTTGCGATAGATGACACGGGCCGAGCTGTGGTCGGGCATCTCGAGGAAGCGCACCTCTGCCAAGGCCTGGTCGACAGCGCGAGCTGCGGCTACACGCAATTCCGGGGTCGGCGCCCACATGACCAGCTGGAGGGTGTCGGTTTGCCGGCGGAGTTCGCGCGTCACGACGGCATTGGCGGCTACCGCTGCCTGGCGAATACCCGTGGGCACCGTCACTACTGGGCCAGCGCTTGACGCGCCCGGCACCAGCGCAGCCAGTGCGGCGGCGATGCTTTCCAGGGTGTCGGCGTCCTGCACGGCATACGCCTGGCCGTTGACCACCGCCACCTGTGGTGTCGAAACGGTGCCGCCTACGGTTACGGTGTTCTCCGCAGCTGTGAGCGTCAGCGTGGCCGCCGGTGCCCCGGTTTGCTGCCAATCTTTGGGGAAGCGAGTCGTGTTTGTACCGTCGCCGCGTGCCCAGATGGAGATGTGGACTTTACCGGCCGCCAAGTCCTTATCGAGATGTGCAGGCTGCGGCCAGCCCGGATACACCAGCACCGGGGCGCCGATGGTCGAAGGGTGGTTCGTGCCGAGCGGGTAAAGCTCCGCAGCGATTTTGCTAGCAAAGCTAGCCTGGATATCGGAGACATCAGCCATTACGCGAGCTCCTGTCGGGCGGTGAGGCGCCAGCCCAGGTCGGTGAGTTCGCACGACTGCAATGCGAAGCGACGGCCAAGGTGGTCGGTGAGGATGTCCGACGCGCGCAATGTCACGCCGGCGTACGGAAGCAGGACGTTCCACAAAGCGGCGCGAGTGTCTGCAGGCAGCGCCGCTTCGTTCTTTTCGCCCTTGCTGCCCTGGAGGACACTGGCGGGCCACTCCGTCATCAGCGGCTCGAGGTTATTGGCGGTCGGCCCGGCATAAGGCAGTGCTCCTACCGCGTTGTCGTCAGCGACTCGGAACACCGATACCGTGGTGTTAGTCTGGACAGTCAGGATTGGCAGCATCGACTGCATCGCGGCCACGAAGAACGTGCCATCCTGCTCGCTCACCAGCAGGTCACCGACTTTCAGCCGGCGGCCGTCAGCAACGCAGAACCACGTAGGGTGAGCGTATTTGTTGGCCTTCCGGTAATGCATGTCCTCGGCGTTGAACGACGCCAGGAGAGTCGTCACAAAATTCGTTGGGGCGAGAGCTGCCAGCGGCCCAGTGGGCCGGAACACTTCGGTGGCGAAGCCGAGCCGGGCTGCAGTCTTCGCGTAGCCCGCGTAGATTTTTCCCTGGATGCCGGATGCGTTCATTAGATGCACCAAGTAGCGCCGGATGCCGGCATTTGTGGACCAGGCGGCACACCGAAAAACGCACATAGCTCGTTTCGGTGGAATTGATACAGATTCAGACGGTCGCGAATTTCGTGACGGTTGTGCACCCAGGGGCCGGCTGAAGCGGTGTCCAGGTTGTCGCTCGCTGTCGGAACGGCCGCTTTGAGCGCATCCAGGGTAGCAAGCTGTGAAATAACTTCAGCTTCCTCATCAGGAGAACCATTGTTCATCCGGAATTCCAGGGTGCCGTACCAATGGAAAAATCGGGCTCCAAATGCCTGGACAGGCTTGCCGCCAAACATGGGGTAACCGCAATAACGGCGGATAGAGACTTTCTGTGCTTCGGAGTAAGCCATTATTTGGGCTCCACAGGGGCTCGGCGAGCAATAAGCAGCGCGATATCAGCGGGGTCTGTCACCTCATGGCCAGTCAGCCATTGGCGATGCACACCCGTCTCGTCGATAAACGAGTGCGGGCGAATAAGCACCAGGCACGAAGGCAAGGGTGCTGCAGGGGCGGGGGTTTGTTTTTTGGTAGCCATTGCGACGTATAGCTACCAACGAAAAAGGCCCCATAAGGGGCCTTTGCATCGAGCTGGCGGTTATGCCGATTCGATGATGACAGCGCGCTTGAACGCAGAGCTGGTCGACGTCGGGATGATGCCGGTATTGACGGTGGTATCGGTCGGAACGGCGTATGCCACAATCGCGTACCACGATTGCTTCACGATTTGTCCGAAGCGGTCGATGGACGCCTGGTTCACGAACACCACGCCGTCGTGCACAATTACTTCATTTGGCGACAGCTTTGCCAACTCCTCGTTACCTGCACCTTCGAAGTCGCCTTCTACCAGGGCTCCCTGGCCACAGACGATGGCGCGGTACACGCTGACGTTGCCGACCTTCTGGATAGGCGATTCGGTGGTTTCGATGAAGCGCACACCCAGCAGTGCCGTGACCTTGCCCGACTCGTACGCGTCGGAGCTGTACTGGCCGCGGTACAGGACTTGGAATTCCGGGTCGCGGTACAGTCCGGTCAGCTGACGAGTGGTCAGGAAGCAGTTGTACGCACCGTCGATGTCTGGGACGTTGTTGCTGCGCAGGTCAGCTACAGCTTCCTGAACCAGTTTCATGGTCAGCTTGTCGCTGGCGGTGATTTCCACGGTAGTGGCATGGTCACCAGCGCGGTGGATAATCGGCGCTACGCCCGACTTGACGGCTTTGCCGGCAGTACCGTCGGCCACGGAGCAGTTGGCCTTCAGGGTCAAAGTACCCGAGATACCTTCCGGAGTGGTCGATGCATTCACCACGTCGGCAATGGCGCCGACAACGTTGTAGGCATTGCCGTTGATGGTGATAGCCAGCACATTGCCGATGCTGACCGGTTCTGGCTTACCGTTGTGGATTGCCCAGGTGAAGCCGCGAATGTCGTCGACGTGCACGGACGTTCCGTCAGCGCCCAAGGTTTCGATGACACGAGTATTACCGCTCATGTAAGCGCCGAAAAGAGCATTACGAGCCAGGCGGTCCAGCGATTGCTGTGCGTTGACACCGAGGACCTTCGCATTTTCGAGAAACTTCGGAGCAATAGCCACGCCACTGGTGACGGTATTCAGGTCCATGCCCTTGCCGTACATGTTCAGCGACATCGTGTACTGCTCGACGGTGAACTCGTCCGGAGTAATGCCGTTATCCAAGCCAGTATTCTTGCTTGGGTCCAGCGGAGTGGTGGTAGGTGCCAGCAAACCACGGCGGGTTTTGGTGATGGATTCGCCGACGGCATTCGTGAAAGTCTCACGGTCAGCGATGCCGCGGAAGCCCAGCTTCGACTGCAGGCCGTCCAAGAACTCGCGCTCGAGGAAGTTCTGCTGGATGATAGGCTGCAGGGAAGCCGGGTAATCGGTAATACCGAACGGTTTTTGTGCGATGCAGAGCATCGCGAGAATTGCTTTGGCCATTAAAGCCTCCAGAATGAAAAGTTGTTTTCAAGCTCTGGAGGTCGACTCCCGATAGCTAGTTGCCGGTACGTATAGGCACCGGCATTCAAGTTGTTAGCGGCCGAGCAGCTTGGCTTTCGCCTTTTCGTAGTCGGCTTTAGACATCTTCGTCGCATCGAGCGGCTCGTTGTCCTTTGGCGCAGGCTTTTGGCCAGGGGCACTGGTGCTACCGGTGCCAGAAAACAGGTACGGCTTCGACTTCTTGAACTCTTCCATGAAAGGGTCCAATCCGTCGATTTCGCCAACATCGTTCAGCTTCAGCTTCGACGTGTCGGCAAGCTTCAGGCCGTCCAGGTCGGTGATTCCCGCCTTGATGGCTGCAGCTTTCAGTTCAGCGCGCAGCAGGCGGTCCTGTGCGGCCTTTTCAGCAGCGCTGACACGGGTGTCAGCGTCGGTCTTTGCAGCGGTTACTGCGTCCTCGGCAGCCTTCTTGGCGGCTTCGGCTTCTTGCACGCGCAAACGGTAGGATTTGGCCTCCTCGCGCAGTTCACGGACATATTCGGCCGAGAACGATTTCGGTTCCTGCGGTGCTGCCGGCGGGGTTGCCGCTGCCGGCGGGTCGCCTTCACCGTACGATTTGTATGCGATGGCGAGCATCGCGGTCAGCATTGCGTTTTTCTTCAAAGTTGCGAGCATCAGGCTCTCCGTTACGATTGAATGGGCATCAGCCCAGGGTTGTGTACACGTATAGCAACCGGCTTACAGCGAAGTGAAAATGAGGAAGCCAAACTCCAGGACGTTGTAGCTGCGTCCTTCAACATCACCCTGAATCGGGCACCAGCACGGCCGGCCATTGCGACCAATAATTTGGTGGCAAGTGCCGCTTGCAGTACGCACGGTGATAAGGTGGTAGAGGTCCTGGCCTTGAAGCGCCATCATTTGGCGCCACTGCGCCTGGTCATCGACGCCGAACACGAGATAAGCGCGCTTGAACGGTGCCAGCCACCGATTCAGGCGGACCATCCACTCGTCGCTGTCGTCGTGCAGTACGTGAGGAACGTCATCCGTTGCCAGGTCGAGCAGCGAAGCGATGCAGGTGCGCAGGCAGTCCCCATAAACCCCGCGAGCGGGGTCATGGTAGGGATAGCGTTGGAAATTCGGGCGCATTATTCGCCTCCCTTCGCGGCAGGCGCCTTGGCAGCTGCCGCCGCGGCAGCATCCTTCTCACGCAAAGCCCGCATGGCTTCGACCAGCTTTTTCTCGGCTTCGATGTCTTCGATGTCGTATTCGCTGGCGATTGCACGAATGGCGGTATCCCATGAAATGATGCCGGCTTCGAGACCACGTGCCACGGTCTCCATACGCTGCTGCGATTCGGTCGGGGTTGGGGCATACCATGCCGGCCATACCAACGTGACAGGCCCCTTGGCCAGCTCGCCCACTGGCGTGCCATCTTTGAACACCAGGGGGACCTTCTTCGAAATGGCAATAATCATCTGCCAGACGTTGCAAATGCTCTTTTCGCCATAGCTAATACGCAGGCGGTCAGCCAGCCAGACCAGAGTTTGGTTCAGTAGCTCGAGCGCCTTGCCAGACTGGGCCGTTGCCAATTTCTCGGCGCTGGCTCGGTTGCCCTTCAAACTTTCCAAGGCCAGTTCCCGGAGGTGCCGCAGGTACGTCACAACGGCTTCGCTCGAAGACCCGTTTGCTTCCAACAGCTTCGCATCGCCTTCCGCGTCAACCACGATAGCCTTACCGGCGCCCCCTACGGGTGCAGGACGGCCCTTCGAGTCTTTTTCCTGACCTTGGCCGAAGGCAGGCTCCTTGATGACAAGGGTCGGGTCCATCGAATACTTGAGCGACCGGCCGTTCTGCGAGAGCAGGTAGTCCATCTCGATTTGCAGGTCGACCGCGTCCTGGCGGAACGTTGGCAGGCCATCGACGCTATCGCCGCCTGGCAGGTTCTTTACCCAATCGACCGGCACGAATCCGAGGTTGTGAGTAATGGTCATTTTAGGGTCGGGAGTCCAAGCAATTGGCTCATCGTTGGAACGCTTTACCTCTACCGGCAGGTAAGTGGTCTCGGCGTTTTTGTCCCAGACCGTGCGCAGCCAGTAGTCCGCGTTGTCGTCATAGTCGCCGACATAGCCCGCGGACTTGAGTTGCGAGCCTTTGACCTTGTACTGCTCGGTCACAGCCAGCAGCGTGTCAGGGGCTTCCGGGTCCCAGGTTGGCGTGAGGTATGTAGTGCTGCGCGCGTCGATAAACACACGATTTTTCAGCACCCGCACGAAGATGGCGACCGACCCGACGGAGCCTTTCAGGCCTGCCTCGAGGTACACCTCGTTGAGAACAGTCTCTTTTGCTAGCAATGCGAGCTTTGCGCGCGTGTCAGCATCGGCGTGCTGGAATGTCGGGAAGTGCGCTTCCGAGAACAGCAACGAAACGCTATCCTCGACCACCGAGCGGCACAGATTCATGCGGGCGGAGGGCCGGCGCTCGCGCAGCGGGATGTACTCTCCGGCATTGTTCCGCTCCTCGTGGAACGCGTGAGGCAGTTTGTCGTACAGCGTGTCGTCGAGGACGCGGTTGCGCATCTCGAGCGTGTACGCCCGGGCGGGCAGGTCCTTGTCTTTCGGCCAGGTAGCCAGGAGCGTTTTGAACATTTAGCGTCCTACGTGAATGATTTGTGTTTCACGTGTAGCTACCGGCTTCACGATAGGGAACAATGCGTAGACCAGGTAGCCCAGGGCGTCGTTGAGGTGGTCCTTACCCGCTGATTTGTCGGGTGCGCCGTTCTTGTCGTATACCTGCTGCTCCAGGCACAGGGTCAGCTCTGGGCAGGCCGTGACATTGACGCGCAGGCGACGGGCGCCTTCTGCATTCAGGATGTAGGCGTTCAGTGACGTAACCCGGTCGACCACCCGCGGATTGGCGGCGCGGGCTACGACGGTGAATCCGGCCTCTTGAAGAAGGCGCAGGTCGGACATGCTGGCGTTCGTGCTGCTGCCATGGGCGCCTGAGGCGTCCGGATAGACCGTGATGTGGTGTCCCGGGTAGCGTTTTTTGAGCCGAGCAATCATGTCCGGGGTGTCGGCCGTTTTGGTCTCTTCCCCTACGATGAACAACTGACCATCGCGGAGCACACCGATGGCTGCAGCTCCCTGGCCCTTGTTGAAGTCCATGCCGATATGCAGAGGCTCGGGCTGACCAATCAACATGCCATGGTGGTTCTGGATGCCCAGGGCGACGACATCCGTAGCATTGAGCGCACGCGAGAAGTCCGGATATACCGAACCCTGAGCCAGGTTGACGAAGAGGCCTTCCAGATACGCCTTCAGCAGGTGCGGAGGGTACTGCGTCATCAGCTGGGCGACGTAGTCGGCCGGCAGGAATGGGTTCGAGCGCGTTGGCGCGCGGTACAGGCGGAATCCCTCTTTGGGGTCAAATTCCCAGAGCTTGTAGACCAGCTTGAATCCCTCAGGCGTCGTGCCGACGGATACCGTGTTGGGCGAGCCGTCGCGGGTCTTCAAACGCACACGGGCGTTGACAGCCCGCCAGGCCGCCAGGGCGTGGTCTTCCTTCAGGGTGTCGAGCTCGTCGATGCCGGCGTGGCAAATCTCGAAACCCACGATGCGCTCCGGGGTGTCGAGCGTGCGGAACACGATACGGCCGCCGCGTTTGAGCGACAGGATGTTTTCCGTCTTGTTTAACGTTGCCCTGATGCCCCACTCGTCGCACTTTGCCAGGAACCGCGGCCAGGCGATAAGACGGATAAGGTCGAAAGTCGGGGCGAAGTAGCCGACCTGGCCCTTTGGGTTCTGCAGGGCCTGGAGCAGCAGCCGGTTGACTAGTGATTCCGACTTTCCAGCACCAAAACCCCCGACGAATGCGGGGTATTTGTCTTTCGAGAGGACAAATTCTCGTTGGGGTTCGGTGAGGTTCAGGTCGATATTCATCGACCCGTATAGAGAACAGCCCTACCAAAGCGCCACTGGTTCCTCTTCACCCGTGCAGAGGGTTTTTTCCGGGGTAGACAGAATGACTTGGCGTACGGGCAGTAATCCTCGCGAGAGCAGGCTTACCGCCTCTTGGTAATCATCCTCATGTAGGCACACCAGGCGCCCCAGCACGCGCGCACCATCGTCGAGGACGCGCTCTCGGGCGCGGTCCACCGTAGCTTCGGACAGTCGCCAGTGGACATGAAGCCGATATCCCTTCCCGTAGCTCTCTAAAGTCCATCGCGTCGCGGAACTCATTTTTCACCCCGCGTTATCACGACAGCACGGCCCTTGTCGCCAATTTGCAGGCAGAGTCGGGACATGCCAGAGGGGTATTTGACGCGCCAGCATTCGGTAAGGCACTCCCCGGCTGCGTCATAAAAGACAGTGCCCACTTCGCCGGAGGGATGCCCGATTATGGCGCCTTCGTCGATGGTATTCCCGGCAAAATCTGACCAGGGAGCTGTTCGGGCTTTGGCGCAATTTACGGGGGCCATCGGCGACCCAGGATACTGCGCCAACAGCTGCGCGGTGTAGTCCTCGGGGAGATAGGGGTTCGAACGGTTTTGGTTGTTCATTGTGCGGTCCTCGCTACGTTAGTCAGCGAATGCCATCATGTTGAGCTTTTCGCCGTCTTTTCCGCGGCGGAGGCGACTCCACATCCGCGGCACGAACCAGCTAGCCTCTTGGACAGGCACCAGCGAAAGGCCATGGATAGCTGCATCGTTGAACTCGGCGCCAAAGAGTCGGCTGACCATCTCAAACGTGTAAAAAATGATACGGCCGCCATCCTTGAGTTTCATGGTTCGGTCGATGCTAGAGAACTTGCCGTCAATAGCAGCGATGTCCATGATGTGGTCCAACTCGTGCACGCAATTTCGGAGGTTGTCGTATGTTGGGGTCAGGAACGCGACCACGGTGTCAGGCTCGATAGCCCGTTCGACGGCCCAGGCGAGCAGAGTCCGAAGGTCTTGGCAGATAATTTGTTGCATTAGGCACCTCGTGAGTTGTTGATATAACGTATAGGCACCGGCTTTACACGCCGATGCACGAGGCGCCAAAAGGGATTTGATTTGTTTTCGCCTCTCGGGTGGGGCAAGCGCCGGCCACGCGCGCTCCCAAGAGGGGGCGGGGGGGGGAGGGGCACCCCCTGTGGGCAAGGGCCCCGCCGCGGCGGGGCAGTTTGCCATCAAATCGAGCGATTAGGCCGGGATACGAGCAAGCAGCAGGGCAACCTGGCGTTGTGCCCAGGTGGTCTTGCCTGCCGGGGTTTTGATACCCAGCTCCGTCAGCGCGGTGGCCATGGCGCGCTGGCTCAGTCCCTTTGCCTGCAATCCTTTGATTACAGGGGCGAGCTTGCTCGCGTACGCATCCGCGGCAGTCTGGCGGGCTTGGATGTTGGGAACAAGGTTGGCTGGAGTCCCGAGCTTCACACCGCGCGCCTTCGCTGCTGCCAGGGCGGACTTGGTACGGGCGCTGATTTGGTCACGCTCCCACTCGCTCATGACGCTGTACATCTGCAGCATGACCTTGTTCGCCTGGGGCATGTCAGCACACACGAAGTCGACGCCGGTCTCGATGAGGCCGCTGACGAAGTGCACATTGCGAGCAAGGCGGTCTAGCTTCGCGATAACTAGGGTTGCGCCGGTGCGCCGGCACATCTCCAAGGCTGCACGCAATTGCGGGCGCTTCTCCAGGGCGTCAGCCCCTTTGCCGGTCTCTACCTCGACATACTCAGCCAGCAGCGTGGCGCCTTGCAGATAGGCGGTGACAGCTGCCTGCTGGGCTTCCAGGCCGAGGCCCGAGCGGCCTTGCTGCTGGGTCGATACGCGGACATACGATACAAATTTGGTTTCAATCATGGTTGGCTCCGGTGAATAAACATTAAACGAACGTCTTGCCGTTTATTCGTATAGGCACCGGCATTCCACGCCCTGAAAACAGAAAGCCCCGCGCATGGCGGGGCAATCTGCAAACAAAGCGGGCTGTTACTCGATGTCGCCGCGCGGGCTGACCACGTTGATGTTCACGTTGATTTCAGTGTCGTTGTCCTGCTGGTCTGCGAGCAGTTCCTTCTCGTCCTTCTTCAGCTGGCTGATAGAGAGCGACAGCTTCCGGATGGTCTCGACGGCTTCGATAATCAGTGCACCGATGCGCGGCAGTGACGTCTTGAGTTCGCGCTTGTCGTAGCCGCCCAGGTCGTCGCCCGAAGGAGCTACGCCGGCCTTGATAATCACCTCGACTTCCTGCTCGACGCGAGCCGCCATGTCGGGGTCGTTCGATGCCCGCAGCAGCCGCTGCAATTTCACCCGCATCAGCGCCAGGTCGTCTTCCAGGGCGGCCGGGCCGCTGCCCATGGCCTTGGCCTGCGGCCAGAGCGCCTGTTCGTCTGCCGACAGAGCGTTGTAGTAGAAACCATGCTTGTAGCCGTGGGTGTTACCTTTCGGGGCGCCAGGCGATTTACCGCCGTGGATGCGGCAGCGGCCATTTTTCATGCCTGGAGATTGGCAGGGCTCTCCGTTGCGTTTCTTAGCACCGCACCGCTGAATGGTGCTCGTTTTTTGGGCAGCCATCGTCGGCCTCCGTTAGATGAGAATGATTATCATTTACTATGCTAGCACGGCTAGCAAGGCTACTCTTTGGGGTTGTATTAGCGATTTTTTAAAGCGCGAGACCCTATCGAACTGCGGGCCGAGGCTGAGCTGCACCAAGCTGCACGACGTTACGCACGTAGGCCTGGCACGCCACCAGCTGGCCGGTCACTTCGTCAGCGTCGCGGGCGAGGTCGATAAGAGCTTCTCGAGCCTGGTCTGGAACGACTGCGACGGCGGGGCCTTCATAACTTGCGCAGGTGGCGGCGGTAGCCGAACCGGTACGCTTTGCGGCGGCGAGGTCGCGCAGCCGGCGAGCAGCGTCACGAGCAGCAGCGTCACGCTGCGTTTGAGCTTGGGTGAGTTCATCCGAAATCTCCTGAACACGATTATTGAGTTGCTGCTCTGTAGCTCGAGCCTTCTCGCTAGCATTGGTAGCGGCGCGAGCAGCAGCCAAGGTGGCGGCCTGCTTCTCAGCCAGCGTTACGGCTTGCTGGTGGTGCCCCCAGGCGCCCCAGCACACCAGGGCGATGACGAGCCAGCCAATGGCAGGGATGCTGCCCAGGAACTCCAGCAACGCCCCCAGAGCGCGAGATACGGCGGCGGTGACCATTACGCCCAGCCTTCAGCGCGCTGCTTGTAGCGATGCACCAGGATGGCGATGCCGGCCACCAGCAAGGCGGTTGCGAGCAGATACGGAGTGGGGATGCCCAGGAACCCGGATACAGCCTGTACAGCGTCGCGAGCTTGCGTAGCGACCGGTGCAATAGCCGAGGCTGTGTCCGCAACGGTCGAGGCGTTCTCTTTGACCGTAGAGAGAAGCGTCAATGCGCCGGCGCCAGCCGTAACTGCACCAGATTGAGCGATAGGCGACTTAGCCAGGCTGGATTCGCCGGACACTGCCTGCGGCATTGGAGCTGTCGGGGCGTCGTGGTCCTCAACAGGGGTGAGGAACAGAGCGGCTTCGGCAGCTCGACGGGCTACCAGGCCGGGCGAGACCTCTTTGCGCTTGGTATTAGGGTTGAGGAATTGGTTGAAGAGCGAGAAGGCCCGCGCGGCCGCTGCGTCCTTACCAGCATTGAACTGCTTCAGTACGGTAGAACGGGAGAAAGCGGGAATGCCGATGTTGTATGCGAGGGAGACCATCGCGCCCAGTTCATTCTCATTTGGCGTGCGCTTGCACTTTTCCAGAACGTGGTGGGTGAACTCGGTGAGGGACTCGCAGAAGCGCGCGTCGGCTTGGGCTTTAGTCCAGCGCATGCCACGAACCACCCCCGATGTCTCGCCGTATCCAATAGTCCATTTACCGGCGATGCACTGGTACGCCACCAGGCGCAGGCCTTCTTTCTGAGCGATAAGCGCAACAGCCGCCAGGGCGATGGGCCATGGCAGCGTCGGGTCGGGCAGAGTTGCTTTTTTAGTAGCCATTGGGCACCTATGAAGTAGATGCCTCGTATAGCTACTGACGGGTCAGTGGAGAATCTTGAAGCCTGCAGCGCCCATGACCGCGATGAACAGCGAAAAGCCGATAGTTTGGATAGCGCCCCAGACCGCTTTGTTGATACGGCGGAGGTCGGGCATATCTCCTTCGATAGGCGTGAGTCGGGCTTCCAGGGCTGCAAACGAATTGGCAACGTCAGCGCGAAACTGCTTCTGCTCAGCGTCCCGTTGAGTGATTTTGTCTTCGATGCGCGTGTTTTGGGCCTCGAGGCGAGCCAGCGCTTTGAGTGTTTCAGCGATGCTCGCCAACGTCTGGTCGTTGCGGTCGAGATGGTCCTCGACAAGCGCGAGACGGGTTTCGGTAGTTTGGGTAGGCACTAGCAGCTCCAGGAATCGGGTAAGTGGGCGGGCAATGCTAGGTATAGGCACAAAGCACCAAGGCCACTGCCAGCTCGAGCGCCGATGCGCAATAGAAGAGCCCCGCAAAGAGTGCAGCCCAGGAGTAGGCTGCGTCATGCGGGTCAGAGCGCAAAGCTAGATAGGCAGCGCGGCCGGCAACCCCCTGACCAATGACAAGGAGCAGTACTACAGAGATGAAAACGTGAACCATTCGAGCTCCTGCGGGGTGAGAGCTCTGTATAGCGAAAACCGGCTGACCAAGGCTGCGGCAGGCCGCAGAAAGAGCCCCGAGAGAGGCTCAAAACAGACATACAGACATTACAGACGTTTTCGACCCCTATATTTGGCTATGCGAAAAAATATTTAGTTTTTCGGGTCATCTGCACAAAAATTAGGCAAAAAAGAAAAATATTTAATTTTTCTCCTTAAAGGCGTTTCCAAAATGTCTGTAATGTCTGTATGTCTGTAATATCTTTATAAATCAATGGCTTACGTTAGGAGCAATGTCTGTAATATGTCTGTAAATGTCTGTATGGATGTCAGTAGACGTCTGTATTTCCAAGAAGCAATACAGACGTGTTACAGACATTGTTGAGCAAACGTCTGTAATTTCGGCGCGCTTTACAGACATTGGACCAGCTCCGTTACAGACATTTGGCCTCGACGTCTGTAATGTCTTTACCCCCGGCCCTGGTCAACACATCACCCGTTCTTCCTGGCCAGCTTGACTACTACAACCGGTACGGACGCAAAAAAGCCGCCCGTAGGCGGCCTCTCTGCGACGTCACACCTTAAAACAGGTCGGCTTCTGCTGCGGCCTTTGCAGCTGCCTTCGCTGCTTCTTTTGCGGCTTCTTCTTTTGCCTCGCGTACTGGCTGCGGCTCACGTGCCTCGCGTGCGGTTTTGTACTCCGCCGAGTTCACATCGACCGACGTCGTGATGCTGCTCGTGTCAATCGGCTCCACCGTCACCAGTCCTGCCACATTTGCTTTCAATCCGATGCCCACAAATGCAGCCTTACGTCCTGCAGGCATGTACTGCTCCTTGTGCTCGGCAACTTTGCACGCCTTCATCATGGTCACAAAGGCCTTCTCCGAGCGAATTTTGCCTTTGTCTTCCGACACAGTTTTGTGGTGTGCAATGTAGTCGCGGTATGCGTCTTTGACCGAAACATACACTTTCGGGCCGGTTACGCAGTTGTCCTCAATCCAAGCCGTGAACGGATTCTGTTCTTCCTGCATTTGCTCCAGCAGCGCCTTGGCAGTAGCCGGCATGTAGTCCCGCAGCTTCTGGCCAGCGGCTTTGATAGCGCGGTATTTCTCACTGCACTGTACCAGCCATGCCAGGATTCCCTCGCTTTCAGCTGCCAGCTTTTCCGACAGCGTAATGTCTTCCACAAAGGTCTTCAGGTAAGCCACCGGGTACGTACGGTTCCAGACCGCGGTCTGTGCCTGCCGAATAGTCGGCATGTTGTTGCAAGCAATGTGAAACACTGCCGTTGCGGGGAATTCCACGATGCCTTCCTTCAGGCCCCGGGCTGCGATAGTACCGCCGCCGCCCGCGAGCTGCTTCACGTCAGCGTCACGCAGGTTACCGCCCAAGGGCATTTCGTCGATGTAAGCCACGCGGCGAGCCATGAGGCGACGCAGTGCCGGCGACGCAGCGTCAGCGCTGGTGTTCATGGTGGTGCCCGGCTCGTCGGCGATGACCTTGTAGCTGACCGACACCGCGTAGTCGCCCAGGACTTTCATGATTGCGCTAAGCAAGAGGCTCTTGCCATTAGTACCTTCGCCTTTGTGGAAAAACATCGCACGTTCGGCAGGATTGGCTTGCATGCTATAGCCCATCATCAATTCATAGTAAACGATATCCTCGTCGCGGCCTTCGAACGCTTCCGACAGCACGCGCAGGAACGTAGGGCACTGTGCTTCCGGGTTGTAATTCGTCGGGTTCGACATGGTCACCAGCAAGTCACGGTCGTGAACGAGCTCGCAGGTGGCGAGGTCGACTGCGCCGTTGCCAACAGCCAGGTAGCGCGGGTTCGTGTTCAGTTCGACCTGCTCAACGTGCATCGCCTCGATGGTCTGCAGTTCGCCCACCACACCTTTGCGGAATGCGTCGGAATCGGCCGCATCCAGTTTGTCCAGGTCAGCGTCCGGCGCCATCGCGGCTTCCGATTTGACGCTGTTGATGGTACCGCGCACCAGGGTCGCCAGTTGGGCTTCGCGCAGCGTGTTCCACTTCAGGCCGTCCCATTTCAGCCAGGATTTGAGGTCGATGTTCAGGCGCAGGTCGCCGTCCTCGACTGCGGCCACCCGCTTGGCCACACCGTGGTGCGTCAGCGAAACCGATTTGACCTTCTTCGACTTGCGTGCTTCCGGGAACAGTTCCTTCATCATGGCGCTAGTCGGCTTGTGACCGGTCAACTCTTTGAGCTTAGCCTGGACCGCAACTTTGACGTCAGCACGCAGCGCCACGTAGTCGGTATGGCGGGTGCCCAGGTCGAGTTCCGGTACCAGCATCGTAGTCAGCACGTCAGCGTCGGTGCTTGCTACGATTTTGGCCATGACGTCGGCGCGCAGGGCTTTAACCTCGGCCAGCAGCTGCTCTTTCGTTTTGACCGGCGTCGAAGCCTTGGCCGTGCTAGCACCGCTAGCTTTGAACTTCTCGATAGCTGCGGTCGGGACAGAAGCTGCCAGTTCGATTTCGATACGACGGGCTTCGATGGCCTCGAGCACTTCGTCAGCGACGTCGCCTTCCGAATACATCTCGGCGGTCAATTCGTTCAGTTCTTCCTCAGTTGCGACCTTGACAGCGTCGAGCAGGTAAGTGGTGTTCATTGTTCGGCTCACTTATTGTTGTTGTTATGGGTAGCGAACTGCTGTTCGGCGATGTCGGCGAACCGGTCCAGCACTTGGCGGAAACCCGACGATGGGCCCCATTCTCCGGCGCGGGCCTTATTGAGTGCCTGCTCGGGCGACATGCTGCCGCCACGAGGGGCCGATGCTTCTGCGATGAGTTCGTCAGCGTGCTTGAGCAGCACACGGAATTGATTCGAGTTCTGGCGCACTTCGATATGGCAGCCTGTCGCAAGGATGCGATGGTGCGGCGAGAACGTGATAGGGATGTTTTTCTTCATGATGCGGTTCCAAGTTGAACCAGGCGAAATCCGCCTGTACAAGGTCTAGCAACCGCGTTTTCAAATTTGAGGCCAAATTTGGGACATATGCTATTTCTATCTCGAAATAATTTATATGTACCAGTCTTGGTTATATAGCTGAGCTGCTTGCCGGCTTGCGGACAAAAAAAAGACCCCGACACGAATGCCGGGGTTGAAAACAGCGGTACCCATCACAGACCGCTGGTAGCGCAATGCTCCCTCAGGAACTACGTATAGCGACCAGGTTTAGCCTCCTGCAAACCAACCCCCTCTGTTGTCAAAATTAGACGAAACATACTAATTTTTCGCCAAACTTCTTTACGCCTGCAGGGACGTGTTTCTTGGTGCATATACGTGTAAAGGGCTTCTGCTAGCCCCGCTAACAATGCAATCAAGAAAGGACGTTCAATGAAATTGTGTATCGCCTCGGCCAACAACAAAGGGGGTGTCGGCAAAAGTACGACCGCTGCCTTGTTGTCGGCCGCCCTCGCAACCCCCGCGTTTCGTGTCGCGATTGTCGACATGGATAAGCAAGGTACCTGCAGCGCATGGGCCAAAGCAGGTGGGGATAAGTTTGCCCCTCTGGTTGTGAAGGCCACTGCTGCAACACTGACCACAGTCTTGGGTTCCATCGACGCCGAGCTGGTGTTGATTGACTGCCCGCCAGATGCTGAAGCGCCTGAGACGCTCGCCGCTCTGGACGTAGCCGACCTGCTGATGGTGCCCGCCACGCCTAGCGCTCCCGACTACTGGTCGACTGACGAAATGCTCATCGCGGCCAAGCTGCGTAAGCCCGACCTGGCCTGCCTGATAGTGCTGAACATGGCTACCCCGACGAATCACTCGGCGGAGATGGAATCGGCCTACCGCCAGACCTGGCCCGTCGCCAAGTACACGCTCGGCTTCCGTACTGCGTACCGCGAAGCAGCTGCCTACGGCGTCGGTCTCCGCCAGCTTGGCCACGCTAAAGCAAAAGCTGCCGTCTCTGAACTTGAAGCCGTAGCTGTAGAAGTGCTCACCACGGCAATGGCCGCGAAATAAATCTAAATCTTTAAGGAGTATCCACCATGAAAAACGCTCAATCTATGCTCTCGAACCTGGACGCCGTCCGTACCGCCCTCCGCAAAACCCCTGAGACCCCTGCACCCGCGCCGGCAGAAGCTCCCAAGCCTGCCTCCTGGCCGCCAGCTGACCAGCCGAAACCCGTAGCCGCCTCTACGCCCGCCGCGGTCCCGGAGAAACCGGCCAAGCCGACGCTCAAACAGTTCAACGTGCGCCTGACGCTCGATGCTAACGCCCGCCTGAACGCAGCAGCGCACCGCGCCGGCATGTCGGCCCAGGAGTTCCTAGAGCGATTCGCGATGACTCTCCCCGAGCCGGTAGCGCCTGAGCTGCCCTGGGAAAAGCAGGCATGATGAAAACAACAACGGCACCCTCGGGTGCCGTTTGTTATCGGTCAGAGTAGATACGTTCTACTCGCATCCGCGTTTCCGCTCGATTGTAGTGTTCACGCTTATTGTTTTGAATGTCGTCAAATTCATCGCTAATCCGGATGTGCGTAAGCGCTATGCCTCGCTCCAATTCTTCTTTCGCGACTTTCAAGACATCGTCAGAATATACAAACTCTGCTCCTGTCCGCAAAATCTCTGATATCGCTCGAAGGCAGCACATCAGTTCATCCTTAGAATTTTTATCGTTTCGAATTAGTGCTCGCGCTGCAAGTTCATTCATCGTGCTGATTGCCATCAACGTATCGCCCATTGCTTGTTTCGTCGTCATCAAGTTCCTCATAGTCTGTTGCCTGTTGGAATTATTATTGCATGCTGCTTTCGAGTAGCGCTGGCCTTCCTGCGAAATATTTCATCAAACTTGTTTGGTTCCGAATTACAACAGTTGCTGTACAGATAAATAGTGTTTGCTTTACTGCCTACTACTGCCCTGTTAACCTCTAATCAACGCAGCACTCTTGGAGACCGAAATGACTATCGTCCTGTTTGCACTGCTCGGCGCTGTCCTGGGCAAAGCCCTTCCGAATGGCGTTGAGCCTGAGGCCGTCTATGTCAAACCTACTGAAGAGGACTTCCAGCGGCTGCTTCGCAAGAAGGGCTTGCTGTAATGCGGTACGACTTCAAGCTCGCCTTTCTTATCGCTCCGGCTGGCCAAGAGGACGTGATAGCGCTCGTGCGAGCGAAAGTTCCTGACGTCTCCGTAGCCTTGGCAAGTCGTGGGCGAATGGAAGTACAGTTCTCCCGCAGCTCCGACAGCGCTTATCAAGTGTTGAAGGCGGCAATCGCCGACGTGCACGCTGCAGTGCCGGCCGCAGCATGTGTTCTCTACTAATAATGAAAAACCCCCAGCAATTGCCAGGGGTTGTGAATTACGGAATCATGCGAACTTCCAAGTTTCTTGAGTTCCACCGATGCTCACGTCCGCACGATAACGCAGGAATGCTTTACCGTAAGCGCTGACGAAATATCCGAAACCAGCTACGAACGCGCCCGGCACATAAACTTGTGCTGGCATGTTTGCAATTCCGTAAGCATCGAGACCACCGCACACGAACAGAATTGCTAGCGTTACGCAACCCGGCCGCATGACGCTGTACGACGCTTTGATATCAAGGCCATCGCAGTAGATTTCATGCCAGATAAAGGACGCCCACTGGTAACGCAGAACGGTAATCGTAATCCGCTGCATCAACGTCCCTTTCTTGAACTTGAAACCGTACAAAATGGCTTTCATCAGTGCATGCACTTCAGTGTGAACTACCAACATCATTGCAGCAAGGACGACAAAGCGGAAAGCATAATCGAACGTCATCATGGTAAAACTCCTCGAGGTTTGCTACCGGGTCCGAAATAGATACCGGGCTGCTTAGCTAGGGCAGCTTGAAACGTCCGTTGAATGAACAGGCGCTTTAAGCTGCCCTAACTACCCTCGTCGATTTCCTTATAAACAGTGTAGGCACCGGCTATCCCGAAAATGCACGCGAATACACTGTTTCGTAACAATTCCTTACAACTTCGTTTGAGGTGAGGGCGGAGCGTGGAACGGTACGACCTCGGGCAATACCCGGCCACCTACCCGAAGCTTCGGTGACGCTCTTCGCAGTGCCCGCCTTTGATTTCCCGACGGAGAATCCGGCGGAGAAAAACAAGGGGGGCGATGCGAAGCAGCGTCACCCTAATGCGCGTGCTTTGATGAGACGGCTGAGCGCAATCCTCTTCACGCCCTTTGTCCCCAAAACAAAACCTCCCCGACGTCAGTAGTCCTCAACCCCCCCTTTGTCCTCAATAAACTCGCAGCCCCGCCCGGGTGTTAGCGCATTGAGCCTCCCCGACCGCAGCACTCCAGTAGTCCAGCCTTCGGCCGAGCGTCTTCCTGGCCTCTGCAATCGACTGAACCCAAGTCCAGCCCAACGGTAGAAGTACGAAAGGCCCAGCCATTTGCCGGGCGCCTGGGGGACATTTGAAAGCAAGGAGGGTGCTACTCAGGGCAGAACTGATGCACAGGGTTGTGCACTCGATTGGGTAGAGTCCAAGCCCGGGCTATGCCCGGTTGGCGGGGTTGGAGCCGGGCTGCGTCGTCGGGGAGGTTCACCGGGGGTGGGTTGACGATAGCCCGAACGACTGCCGAGCCGACACCGCAGAGCGAAATGCAGGTGCTGAAACTGGGGTAGCTACACGAGTTATCACGAACTCACCCGGCTACAGGGGCTACCAATGAAACTCGAGAATCCCACAACCTATGCAATCCTCACGCACATCGGTACATTTGGCTATCTCACCACACGCGAAGTGGGCATGCTGACCTGGCACAGCATCACTCAGAAATCGGCGCTGAAGAGCGCGCAATCGTGGCTGACTCGCCTGCGCAAAGAAGGGCTCGTGCTTGCGCGAGAACTGCCGTTCAGCGGTGTGACGCATGCTTACGTGCTGACCCGTGCCGGTGCCGACATGCTCATCGAGCGCTATATCGACCAGTACCTGGCTGATGAATCCGACGACGGCTTGCCTTGGTTTGCCCACGGCTATGACCTTAGCTTGAACATGGCGATGCCTCGACACGTGCTGATTGAGCTGTGCAGCCGCCTGATGGCCGAGGCTAACCTAGTGCCAGTCGGCCAGCGTGGGCTGGTCCGCGGCTTCCTTGGCAAGCGCGAGTACAAACACTTTGATGCAGCACTGCTCAGCACCGATGGCCAGGCCAAATTCGGCGTGTACTTGGCGGCAGGCTTCGGCACCAGAGACCAAGAGCGCGTGAAAGAACTTTCGAAGGCCGGCACGCCTTTCCTCATTGTTTGCCAGGCCGAGAAGGGCCTCCAAGTCCTGAGCCGCGTACGTGCCCGGACCAACCCTGCCATGGCCGAGTACATCCAGCAAGAGTTGCCAGCCGGTATCCTGGCGTAGCGTGGAAGGGGTACGAGCCCTGGGGAAATCTGGGGCTCTTAAATGAAAAACCCCGCGAGATTGCGGGGCTTCGGAATTATGCTGCGATTGCCTGTCGTACCCAAGTTGGCGGTGCCGTCTTCACGAGCTCAGCCTGCAGCTGGAAGAACCAGGCCCGGCGCCACATATGATTAGCTGCGCCAATTTCGGGCGATACTCTGTCTGCAATATGCGCGATAAAGGCATCCAAATGTTTATCGAATTCAGGGAATGTCGTAAACCAGGAAAATGCCAGAATCCGGCGCTGGACAGCTTCGAAAACGGTTTTCTCAAATTCTTCGATAGTATTAACTTCGTATTTCAAGGTATAACTCCGTGATGGGTTTGTCTATATTGGCTAGTGCCTAAAAGGTATAGTCACCACGTCTTATATTTCTGAGCGGCAATACTGAAGATATATAAAAGCCCACCGAAGTGGGCTAGTATTACTCTCGAGGCGGCTGCCAATTTGCCATGGATGTAAGGTGGAATTTTCCGCAGAACTGGCATTCATAGACCCGGCATGGCTTGACGCCCTCAGCTGGCCGGTAGCGTTCAATCTGCTCCAAGGCGGCTTCCGCGAGCTCCCTGGTCTTGAAGCTCTTCTTCTTGCAAATGACGCCGCGGTCTTCGTCCAGGCGTACGCCCACCAACTTGCCGGCGCGCTTGATAGGCTGGGCGCCGTATTCCTTGTTGAGCCGCTTTAGTGCAGCTTTGCGCCAGCCGAGGCCCCTCGTAGCGGCCTCTTCGTAGATGCGCTTGCGGTCACGCGCGTATTGTGAGGCACCCATTCATGCCTCCGTCAGGACGCGCAAGGCGTCCTCTACGCTGCGTACGACGCCCGCTCGACCGCCAGAGCGCTTGATAGCAGCCACGAACGCGAGTTGTTCGGGCGAGACTTTGCCGGTCGGGGTCTTGACCTCGAGCGCCAGGAATCGACCGTCCGGCGTGATGCCAAACAGGTCGCTAAAGCCCTTGGGAAGCCCGGAAGCGAACGGCCGGGCGTTTGCCAGGGTCACTTGGCCGTCTTCGCGACCAATGACCTCGCCGGACCAAGCCTGGCCGACGTTTGCGCGGAACAGAATGCAGCGGCCAGCCAGCGCGTTGCGAATCTCATTTTGGATTTTGTGTTCAGGCGTCATTGATAGCTCACGAGAGAAGTTGTGTTCTCTCGTGTAGCTACCGGGCTACTAGCCGCTACTTGCGTTCTACTGTAGTGTTTGTGCCTTACCAACTTCGGCTACAACCATGGAATCCCCATCTGCAATGCATCAGCTTGGACACTACATCGTTCGATTCCAAGGAATCGAAACGCTGCTGAACGAGGTGCTAATACTGCTAGCAGACGTCGACCGTGAGGTAGTGACCATCCTGGTTCATGAACTGGAGTTCGGTAAGAGGGTGGCGACGGCCGACGTTCTATTCGCCTATGTAGTGCGGACGCGGTTTCCCAACGAGGTTGAGCATATAAAGCGGTTTCACCAAGTGGCTGACGACCTGATTGCACTGTCCAAGGTCAGGAACACCATGGTCCACTCTCGCTACGACGTGTGGATAGACATTACCGGTCGGTCGGGCATGATTCGGTCTAACTCGCGGCTCAAGCCTGGGAAAGGCCTCCGCGTCGATGAGGAGCTCGACATGATGCCGGAGGCCTTTGAGGCTGACTTGGATGCCTTAATGGACATGGTCAAACGCATCGAAGAGTATCGGCTCTTGCTGATTGACTGGATGTATCCGGACGTCGATTAGGACCTCCCCATGCTTTTCCACCGTAGCTTCGCCCAGGCCCGAGGAGACGGATAGTCCGGTCGGCTCTCTCCAAGCTTTATTAGCTCGTCCAAGGTCTTACAGGCCCTGTCTTCCGCCCGCCTGCTAGCATTGCGTGCTTTGATAGCAGCAGCTTCTGCAGCCTTTGCCGCCCGGGCTTCTTCTTTGGCGCGCTTCTTGGCTTCCATCTCTTCGCGCTTCAATTCCTTGAGCTCGGCCTTGGTCAGCATCTTCGGGAGTTCGGCCGGGGCAGTGAGTTCGTGGCCGCAATAAGGGCAGCACGACGGGCCTACGCGGACTTGGCCAAAGCATCCAGGGCAGGTCCGCGGTGGCGGCGGTCCTTTGACGTCCTCGCCGTTGCCCTTCTTTTTGCTGCCTTCAAGCGACCAGGCGTGCACGTCATCCGGTAGGCCATGGGTGAAACAGTTGCCGGCGAAGTCCAGCAGAATGGCCGGCAAGCCGTCAGCGCTTGGACGCAGCAGGCGCCCAACTTGCTGCAGGTACATCGCCAGGCTCTTGGTCGGTCGGATGAGCATGACGCATTTGACCTGGACGTCCATGCCTGACCAGCTGGCTACGTCGACGCCTTCCGAAAACAGGTCGCACGAGAAGATGACCTTCAGCTCTTTGCGAGCAAATGCTCCGATAGCGGCGTCTTGCTGGTCACGCGGCGTGTTCGCGTGAAGCGCGACTGCAGGAATGCTGGCTTGGTTGAATACGTCGGCACAGTGCTGGGCGTGTGCTACCGAGACGCAGAAGCCCATCGTAAGCAGACCATCAGCGTACTGGCGCCAGGACTTGACCATGTCGCCGGCCAGCTTCGGAGTGTCCATGCGTTCAGCCAGGGCGCCGCGGGCGTAGTCGCCTGCAGTCGTCTTGAGACCCTTGAGGTCCGGCATCACCGGGGCGTAGGCGACGTACCGAGCCAGGTGGCCGCGCTCCATCAGCTCGGCCGAGGTCGGGCCGATGCACATGTGCTGGTAGACGTCACCAAGGCCGCTGCCGTCCAGGCGCTCGGGGCAGGCGGTGAAGCCCACCACATTGGCCAGCTCGAAGCTCTCGATGCATTCTTTCCAAGTCGCGGCACAGCTGTGCGCGGCTTCGTCCACGATGACCTGGTCGACGTTGATGGCCAGGCCCAGCTGTTCTTTGCGCAGGCGCAGCGCCTCGATACCACATACGAACACGCGCTGTTCGGGGTCGTAGGGTTTGCCAGTCGCCACGAACGAGTGCGGAATTTTGTACTTGGTCAGCGTGTTGGAGATTTGGTCGACCAGGATGGCCCGCGGGACTGTGATGAGGGTGAGGAGCCGCTTGGTCAGCCCCCGCTCGACAAGGTGGGCAATCATGACGGATTTGCCCGAGCCAGTTGGCGATACAGCCAGGACCCGCTGGTACTCGCAGCACGCTGCGACTGTTTCGGCCATCAGCTTCTGCTGATAGTCGCGCATATTGATAGTGGACATTGACGTGAAATCGTTAGTTGATTTCACGTATAGGCACCGGCTTTACACGCGATTACACTGCAGGCGTGCCCTTGATATACTGTATGAATGAACAGTGGTCATAGTGCTCACAGCCGGTGGTCTGCCGGTGCCTCCGATACACCGCTGCCTGTACACGGCATGCGGGCAGCAGTCACATGCCTCCGGGCTGGAGGCGTGAAGCATCGCGGTGAGACTGTCGAGGGATACATCGCTTCGGATGGCGGTACGAACCATCCAGGAATGGCGTTCGTGTCACGAAGCCAGCTACGGCTGTACAGAAACGCCGACCGCCAGCACGGCGAGCTTCTGAAGACCCTTCACGACGCCCAGGTCCTTCAATGGGATGGGCGGGGCATCTTCATCCAGGGTTGGGAAATTGAACTCAACAGCGACGGCCAGCAGGTCCAACAAGTTCAGATTTGGTGCGTAACGCCCCTGGCGTGAAAAAGCCCCGCATTGCAGGGCTCGGTGGGTACAACTTCTATTTACAACGCCGCAGCGATTTCAGCCAAGGTCTTGCGGTGCACTCGGTACGTCGCACTGAAGACTGGGAGCGGACCAACTCCCAGGTAGATTGTTGGAGTTGGAGCGGCTGCACCGCTTACCGGCAGAGCGGGGTCCTGCAGATATTCGAGTACTTCGAGTGCGATTTCAGGGTTGATTTCGACTTGGCGACGGTTGAAACCGCCGTGCACCGTACCTTCAAGAATAACCAGAGTCGTCCCCTGCGCGTCCATAAACCACTCTTGCGGTGCCCGGAAAGCACCTAGGGTTTCAGCAATGAGAATCATGTTGGCTGGAGCTTCGAATGCTTTATCCGACTCATCATAGCCGTAGCCAGTTGTCCAGCCCCCGCTCGCTTCGAAAATGAAATTCTTCAATTCTTCGAGGCGCTCACCCAGAATGACGGCGTTGTTATTCTGATTTGCCTTTGGCTCCGCCGCCACTTCGCGCCGATAGATGAAATCGGTATCGCCGTCGTGACCGAAAAAGATTTGCGTGCTAGTTTTCATTGTAGTGCTCCTGCATTTAGGTTGGTAATACACTGTATAGCACTCAATTACACGAATGAGGGTCGAATTGTTAAATCGTACGCAAATATATAAACTATTTTTTGCCACTGCTGCTTATAGGTAGCTTTTCTAACCAAATCACCAAAGAAAGAAAGCCCTCCGAAGAGGGCCTATGGTTATTCGTCAATTGCTTGGCCGACTGGGGCAAGCGAATAGTCTTGCCTCAGGTGATTGCGGCGGAACCACTCTTTCCAGTCCGGCTCCCGGTTCGTGTAGGCGGCCATCAGAAGCCCGAATAAGGGGTCGCCTTTGTAGCGTATGGCAAAGGTCTTGCGGTCCATTCCGAGACTCTCGACCAGCATCACGGACGAGAAACGGCTCAATGCGGCAACGAGCGTTGCCTTGACTCGCGCCTCAATGGCGTTCACGGCCGCTAAGTCGGTCCCGATGGTGGTCAGCGCTGATTTGATGTCATCCAGGCGCTCTTCCAACGCGGCTTCGGCGATGTCACGCTCCCGCGTGAAGCTGAGAGTGCGGTGCAAGTTCAAGTACCACGGGCACTTCGCCTTGACCATGTCGCCATTCTCGAACTGCAGGACATATCCTTCAGCGTCAGTTAGGCCTGGCAGGCTTTCCAAGGCCGCTGTCACCGACATGCCTTCGTTGACCAAGCGGACCGCATAATTGTTGCTCAAAAACTGCAGCCGTCGTGTATCGGCATACTCACCATCGACATTCCGACGAACATGCAGCAACCGCATGTCGGTATCGCTGTAGCCGACGACGATACGGTTTGTCGGGCTTGTAAGTTCGAAGATAACGGTATATCCCAAGCTGGCTGAATCAGTGCAAAGCTGCAATGCGCCTTCGTTTTCCGGCCGACGCAGCCACTCCCATGCCATCTTGGTCTGGGCGTTGTCCCAGCACTTCTTTGATTTCAGATGCAACTGGCCGTCCAACCAGACGGTGTGAACCATCGACCCATCCAATTTTTCCATGATGCGAACAGCGCTGGCTAAGTCCGGTTCGGTGCCTGGGCGCTCACCGATGTTGAAAAATTTGTGCAACGGGCGTGCCGCGGTATTACCCTCGCGGTCGAATACGATACCGCGACATTCAGCTGTAAACTCATTATCGAACGTTTTACTGTCTTGGAATTGATAACAGATGGTTTGGCTGCCAAACGGGCCTGGGCGGACCATGATTTCAGGTTTATCGGCGATGTGCGGAAGGACGTCATTGATATTTTTGATAAGGGGGAATTGCGTGTTCATTCAGCGCTTTCACGTAAGCGCAGTCACATGACTGCACTACGTGTAGCAACCGGCTTTACACGCATAAAAACGCTGTGCCTATACGTTGCACTTACTATCTATGGAGTGCACGATGCAACCGACTTACATGACAACCGACGAGCTGGTAGCGTATCTCGCTTCGCGCTACCCCCGCCCGTACAACAAACGCACCATCAATAACTGGCGATACCTCAAAGCACGAGGACCTGCCTGGTTTAAACAGGCCGGCCGCGTACTGTACAAACTCGAGGATGTACAGGCTTGGGAAGCTGCTGGCGGCGTGCTGCAGCCAGGTGGAAAGGGCTAAATCTCCACCAAACTTGTTTAGAGAAATATTTCTCTATTGACACGACTTAGGGGCTGTTTACAGCCCCTTTTTTTCGTTATGCTGGTCTGTCCACACTTTGGAGAGGCCATGAGCGAGAAAAGAAATTGGGAAGATTTCGGGTTGACGTCAATGGACGAGGCGCCGCCCTTATCCGATATTGAATGCATAAATCCAAATATATCGGGAAATCAGAATATCGAATCAGTTATTCCTGGGCAGTATCAATACACAATATTGGATATTGCCCGGGAGGAGTTGCGTGAGCGGTACGGTACCGCATTCACCGATAGCGGTACGGCGGCTATGGCGTTCGCACAATGGTTGAATTCAAAGCATCCAGTCAGGGGGACGCACGTCAGTGCATTTACTGGAGCGCCTCAAGATGCTCGGCTTAGTATAGCCGGCATAGTTAGGGGTAATGACTTCGTATTTTCCCTGGACCTATCAAATAATATCGCTCGACCAGTATCATTCTATTGCGGAGCTGTTCGCGATATTTATAGCCACATGCTCGTCATACCCCGAAATCTGAGCTATGCGCGAGAAGACGACAACGACTCAGGCGTGTTGCTGCTCGACCGTGGTGACGGTGGCGAGTACCTGGCGCAGGATGCCCTAGATGTGCTTGGGACCCTGCTGCTGGTCCAATGGTCCATGCGTCTGGAAGGCCGCTGGCCCTGGGGCGGTCCCGGGGTCGAGGAAGTGATGATGCGGAGCTACTAATGCACGCTATCTTTGCTCGCATGTGGGTCATGTTGTACAACGCCGACGTTGACGTTGAATTCGACGCAAGCGAACGAGAAGTGCTGGTGAAGTATCTGACCTGGCGCGTTGACAGCTTAGCCGGCGCTTATCTTGCCGAAGCAGACCCGGGGATTGTGAGGTTAGTAATTCCAACTTTTGCACCTGACTGGCCGCTGTCCATGACACTTGAACTTGCCGGCCACATCGTCATACCGCATTGCCCCGTCGCTGGCCTGTCTGAAACGCTCGTCATGCTCGGGTGCCACACCTACGACCGAGCGACCGCAACGCTCTATCGACATATGGACATCCAGCATGCTTACGGACAAGAGGACCTGAATAAGCTGGCGCAGATGCTGATACGACAATGGTGCCGTCGGTTGATGCCCTGGACGTCGCGCTACGGATATTGGTAACTAAGCTCTATACGAAGCACCACAACAACCTGAGGTCACCATGGAAATTATCGGTCCAGAGAAGGAACACCTTCGTCTTTGTCTGCAGCTCATCCTACAATCACATTTGCACCAGCTAGACGCAGGGTTGAGCGAAGAGAAAGTGTTGGAGCTGTGTGAGAAAACAGGGATGGCCGATATCCCTGCAACACACCAGAAACGCGTTATGGCGCTACAGACACTAGCAGCGCGCGTTCTGCCAACGTTTAATTGA